CCGTCGATAAGAGTTTGATGCAGGCTCCGCAGGGTCTTGAAGCACTTGCTCCCCCCGAGCCGCTTGAGATCATGATTGAAGACCCCGAGAGCGTGGCTATCGGCGTCGATGGTATGGTGGTTGAACTTGTTAAGTCTGAGCCGCGTGCCGAGGACTTTGACGCCAACCTCGCTGACTTTATGAGCGAAGGCGAACTTGGATCGCTCTCTGGCGAGTTGATCGGTCAATATGAGCAGGATCTCTCCTCGCGTAAAGACTGGCTCGACACCTACGTCAAGGGACTGAAGATCCTTGGTCTGCGGTACGAGGACAGGACAGAACCGTGGCCGGGTGCGTGTGGCGTGTTCCACCCATTGTTGATGGAGTCGGCGGTCAAGTTTCAGTCCGAGACCATCATGGAGACCTTCCCGGCGGCAGGGCCGGTTAAGGCCAAGATCGTGGGCAAGGAGACTCCAGAGAAGAAGGACTCCGCCACCCGTGTCGCTGATGACATGAACTATCAGTTGACCGAGGTGATGAAGGAGTACCGCCCTGAGCACGAGCGGCTGCTGCTGAGCCTTGCTTTGGCAGGTAACGCCTTCAAGAAGGTCTACTTTGACCCTAGCCTTGACCGTCAGACGGCGATCTATATCCCGGCTGAAGACATCATTGTGCCGTATGGCGCGGCGAATCTGGAGGGTGCTGAGCGTGTTACGCACCGGATGCGTAAGACGAAGAACGAACTAATCAAATTGCAGTATGCAGGTTTCTATCGCGACATCGACTTGGGCGACCCGGTTCGCACGATGGACGAGGTGGAAAAGCAAAAGGCAGAGGATCAAGGCTTCTCAGCCACGATGGACGACAGGTTCCAGTTGCTTGAGATGCACGTGAACATCGACCTGCCGGGTTATCCCGATGTCGATAAGGACAACAACGAGACAGGGATCGCACTGCCGTACGTGGTGACGATTGAGAAGGGGACGGGGACGGTTCTAGCGATTAGGCGGAACTGGAACGAAGATGACAAACTCAAATCAAAGCGACAGCACTTTGTGCATTACGGGTATATCCCCGGCTTTGGCTTCTATTATTTCGGACTTATCCACCTTATCGGCGGCCACTCTAAGGCGGCAACCTCCCTCCTTCGCCAACTTATCGACGCAGGAACTCTTAGCAATCTTCCGGGTGGTCTCAAATCACGCGGTCTGCGTATCAAGGGAGACGACACACCCATCGCTCCCGGCGAGTGGCGAGACGTAGACGTTCCGTCTGGTGCGGTGCGCGACAACATCCTGCCGCTGCCGTACAAGGAGCCTAGCCAGACGCTTGCCATGCTGATGGACAAGGTGGTCGAGGATGGTCGCCGTTTTGCTGCAGTGTCGGATCTGAAGATCTCTGACATGTCTTCGCAGGCTCCGGTTGGCACGACCCTCGCTGTGCTTGAGCGGGTTCTCAAGGTCATGACAGCGGTTCAGGCTCGCATCTACTACACGATGAAGCAGGAGTTCAAACTCCTCGCTGCGATCATCCGTGACAATACCCCGGATGAGTATTCGTACGAGCCAGAGGTCGGTGATCGCAAGGCTAAGAAGGCTGACTACGATGATGTGGATGTCATCCCGGTTAGTGATCCAAACGCGGCCACGATGTCGCAGAAGATTGTGCAGTACCAAGCGGTGCTGCAGTTGTCGCAGACTGCGCCAAACATCTACGACATGCAGTATTTGCACAGGCAGATGATTGATACGCTCGGCGTCAAGAACGCAGACAAGATCATCCCGCCCACGCAGGACGCTAAGCCTAAAGATCCTGTGACTGAGAACATGGACATCATGATGGGCAAACCAGCCAAGGCGTTCATTTATCAGGATCACGAGGCGCACCTGCAGGTGCATATGTCTGCCATGCAGGATCCGAAGATCATGCAGGTGATTGGGCAGAATCCAAAAGCCCAAGAGATTATGGCAGCAGCCTCTGCACACGTGATGGAGCACGTGGCCTTTCAGTACCGTCGTGAGATTGAGAATCAACTTGGCGCGGCATTGCCGCCCACGCAAGAAAACGGTGAAGACACCGCACTGCCTGAAGCCGTTGAAGTACAGATATCTCGCCTCGCTGCTCAGGCTGCAGCCAAACTACTCCAGAAAGATCAGGCCGAAGCCCAGCAGCAACAGGCCCAGCAACAGGCTCAAGATCCTGTTCTGCAGATGCAGCAGCAAGAACTGCAACTTCGCCAGCAGGAACTGCAACTCAAGGCGCAGCAGATCCAGATGGAGGCGCAGGTCAAACAGGCTGAACTTCAACTTGAGGCCCAACTCAAGCAAGCAGAACTGCAGCGTAAGCAGCAAGAGATGCAGATTATGGCGGCGACCAAGGCCGATGAACTCGACCTTCGCAAACAAGAGATTCAGAACAGATCGCAACTTGACGCCGCTCGACTTGGTGTGGACGTTCAGAAGCACAAGGCCGGGCTGTCTGCCAAACAGCAGACCGAAGGTGCGCGTATGGGCATTGACATTGCCAAAACCAAAGATGCAGCCATGCGGGCTGCGTTACGACCGCCGAAAGGTGCAAAGGAGGAGTAAATGTCCTATTCAAACGCTCTGGAATACCTTGAATCAAAACTCAAGGAAGAGCGCAGTCTCATTGTAGAGAACCTCACCCAAGGCAAGTTGGATGAGGGGGAATACAAAAGGCTATGCGGGGCCATTCAGGGTCTTGACCTCGCAGTTAGTTACATCAAAGACCTTGCGAAACGATTGGAGGAAGAGTGAGTAACATTGACGTAGAAAAGACACAGGAAGAGGCTCAGAAAGCCAAACTCCTGCCAGAGCCAAAAGGCTATCGGCTGCTGTGTGCAGTACCGCATGTGGAAGAAGAATATGACGGTGGCATCATCAAAGCAGAGGACACCAAGCGAGTTGAAGAGCAGACCACTGTGGTCTTGTTCGTCATCAAGATGGGTGATCTTTGTTACACAGATAAGGATCGGTTCCCCACCGGCCCTTGGTGCAAAGAAGGAGATTTTGTCCTTACCCGTCCCTATTCCGGCACCCGCGTGGTTATCCACGGCAGAGAGTTCCGCATCATCAACGACGACACGGTGGAAGCGGTGGTTGAAGACCCCCGTGGAATCCGCAGAGCGTGAGGTAATTAAATCATGGCTAACAAAGAAGAATATAAGTTTCCTGATGAAATAGATCAGGATAAGGCGGCTGAGAACAAGGAGGCCGCAGAAGAGGACTTTAAGGTAGAGGTTATTGACGATACCCCGGCTGAAGACCGTGGTCGTAAGCCTTTGCCCAAGGAGATTGTGGACGAACTGGAAAAGGACGACCTTGAGGAGTATTCCGACAAGGTTAAGAAGCGCCTCTCCCAGATGAAAAAGGTCTGGCACGACGAGCGCCGGGAAAAAGAACGTGCTGCCCGTGAAAAAGATGAGGCTGTCCGGTTCGCGCAGCAACAGTACGAGGAGAATAGGCGGCTAAAGCAGCGCCTTGGAGTGGGCGAAAGAGTCTTTATCCAAGAAGTTACTAAGGCGGCTAATAACGAACTTGGTGTAGCCAAAGACCGGCTAAAACAGGCTTATGAGGCCGGTGATGCCGAGAAGATTGCAGAGGCACAGGAGTCCCTGACTGACGCAAAACTTCGGTTGCAGCAATACTCTAGGTTTCAACCTACTTTACAAACCCCAGAATCGGGTGTACAACAAACACAACAAGTTCAAGCACCACAGGCTTCTGCTCCAGTAATCGACCCGAAAGCCGAAGTATGGAGACAGAAAAACCCTTGGTTTGGTGTTGACGAGGAAATGACCGCCCTCGCTCTTGGACTGCATGCAAGGTTAGAAAGGTCTGGAGTAGATTTGCGTAGCGATGATTACTATCGCCAGATCGACTCGACGATGAAGAAGCGATTCCCCGACTACTTCGATGAGGGAGTAGAACAGGATGAAAAGCCGATTCAAACGAGGGAGGCCGAAAAGCCCGCTCGCACCAAACAGGCCAATGTGGTGGCTCCGGTGACTCGTTCAACCGCGCCTCGTCAGGTACGCCTGACACCGACTCAAGTTGCTATTGCTAAGAAACTTGGCTTGAGCAACGAACAGTACGCACGTGAACTTATGAAACTGGAGAACGACAATGGTTAATAATCGTCTTGATCGTGAAGTCGAAAATAGAGAATCGACGCAGCGCACAAAAACTTGGACTCCGCCTCAGACGCTTCCTGAACCGAAGCCTCAACCGGGTTGGGTCTTCCGCTACATTCGGACTAGTATTATGGGAACTGCTGACCCATCGAATACCTCCGCAAAATTCCGTGAAGGTTGGGAGCCTGTAAAGGCTGAAGACCACCCGG